CTTCCAGTACTGAGGCATTGGCTTTCAACGCCTCACTTAATTCCATCTTTTCCATAATATTTTTTATTTACCAGTTTCCAAATTGTTTTTCTTATAATCCTGCCATGAGTCGGCGAGCTGCCCCACCGAAGCGGAAGTGTAGAGGTCAAGTATATGAATCTCGTCATCGGCAAGCTCCACAAGCTCGTTCCGATAGATCTTCTCCGCAAGCACGTGCGCCGGAAGACCGGGCACGTTCCTGTAAATGCCGTCAGCAATATCCTTACGGATATCCGCTATCACCATATCCTGTCTGTCTATCCCCGTGAACAGGGGAAATTTTGTAAAATCAACTTTCATAATATTCTTAATTAAATACTGTTATCCGCAATAAAACATAACCCAATAATTGCCCATACATTTAACGAATCCGGACGCATAATCCAGATCAATGGAGGACATCTCTTTTCCTCCGGGGGCAGGCAGGATGCGCCCGCCTGTCAGTCTTACCCCGCCGCTCATACGTTTGAAGTATATGGTATGTCCCGGAACATCCGGAGGAAGTGTCACTTCTATATTACCCGTATTAATAAACATCACATTGTCATCATTGTTATTCAGGGAAGTGCTGACGGATATGTTCCTCCAGTTCCCCACTATGCCATGAAGAGACACATAACTGTCATTGTTCGGATGAAGGAAAATGTTACCCCCCTCCACGAACAGAGGAATGCTCAGGGTCTTGATGTGCATCCCGATCATGGCATTCGGACTCTGTATGTCAATTCCGGCATCATACGATATCCCTTCGATTGTGACAAATTTCGTGTTCCCTCCGATTTTTACACGTGCAAATGTCCTTTCGTTATAAAACTCTATCTGTCCGGCGGATAGGTTGAAACCGACATGGGAATCCGTCCCCTCATAAAGAGTTTTTGAGGACAACATACCGGAATCTATGGAAAACGGACCGATACGTCCGCTATCCGCCGTGATTTTTCCGCTGATATCCACATTGACCGCCCTGATACCGTCCGCATCAATCATGGACGCCTTGATCTTCTCGGTCAGCAACAGCTTGGTGGCGATAAAAGTCCAGCTCTGTGCTACTTCCCAGTATTTTATTTTTCCCGAAGCCACATTCTGTTTGGGGGTTTCCGTCGAAACCGACGTATGCGAACGGATGCACAGGTACAGCAGGTTGTCATAAAGTACAATGTCGTAAAACTGCTGCCCTTGCTTGCCCTCCAGGTAAGACACAGACGCCCCCCATACACGCATACGCATGCGCGCTCCCTTATCTCCCTTGTCACCTTTTGGAGCAAAACTGACCTGTCCGGTTCTAGTCACCAACGGCATATCACCTCCTTATTCCTTGGTTGTGATGGTCCATGCCACGTTGCCTCCTGCCTGCTGGCACATGTCCCAAGTACACGTGCCGGAAGTGGCTGCTGTACCGGAAGTAGACGGGTTAAGGACTACTCCTGCACTGTCCATGAACACGAAATAGAAAGTCATGTCCTTGTACTTGGTGGTACTTCCACGCTTGACCAGAATGGGCTTATAGACCACCGTGTCACCACTTTCCCGGATGGTCTCGTCCTCGGGCGTGGGATTCAGGATCAAATCAAACGGATCGGACGCATCCATTACGGACTGCGTGTCCTGACCGATGAGCTTGCCGCCCTGGTACACCTCCGCCTTGAACACACCTGTCGTGTCAACCATATCGTTGGTGACGGTCAATGTCTGTGTGGTCTTTCCGCTCAGCACGCTCCACGCACCGTTGACCTGGTTGTACCACTTGTACGCCAGTCCGGTAGTGATCTCGTCACTGCCCATGCGCGCTACGGCTTTCAGAATGCAGCTCTGCCCTTTGTCCCGAAGGGTAAAATACTTGTTGTCACCGGCAATGATCGTCACATGCTTTTGGTTTCCGACCCCCTTGGTGATGGGGATGCTATAGACGAACTGGACGGTGTCGCTGGTATTCCCTATCGTCACGGTAGCTTCCCCCTTGATGGTACAAGAGGCCGCTCCGCTCGCCTTGACCAGATTCTTGACGATCTGCAATCCGTAGTAATCCGTCGTACCGGGCTGGTAAGGGATAAACTTGAAATGTCCCGTCTCACCGCCAAACGTGTTGGTGGAGACATTGCCCGAGAACTTGATCTCGACATCATTGAAATACCATTTCATGGAGGAAGGGACCACCAGCCCTTCCGCCACCCGCGAAGAGGTGAGAATGAAGGACAAGACGGGCTTGAGCGAAGCGAAATCCGGTGCGATGTTCGTCGGCGCGGACGCTTCGCCCATATACTCCTGATACAGATCTCCCTGGTTACACTGGATGGCAGGCATGTATACGCCGCCCTTTTGCGAAAATATGACCTGTCCGGTCGCGCTGGCCAAACTCATGACGCTCCTCCTTCCCCGGTCGTTCCCGTACTATCCGTGCCTTCGGAGCTTTCGGTGTTGTCCTCCCCCCAAGAGGCAGGTGTGAATACTTCGACGGGATGGTCCGTACCGTCTATCTCTTCTTTCGCCGCCTGCGGGGTCAGGCAGATGCCGCCCGCTTCCTTGGCCCTGTCAAATACCGTGTCGCCGGGGAAACGTGCCACGTCCGCCTGCCACAATAATACATTGCCATCCGCTGTCCTGTTGCGGATATCGGTCAGATGCAACCGGTCGGCAACCTCCTTCGTTACTTTAATGTAAAATGCCATAATTCTATTGTTTTTAATGTTATCCAAATTTTCTTACTACTACCGCCTTGCCCCCCTGTGTGAGCACCTTGCCGCCTTGTGTCAGCGCCACGTAAGGGCCTCTGTCCTCCACCTCCAGCTTTAACATCATACCGTTGCTGAAAGGTATCCTGGGAGAGTATCCGTCGGCAACCTTGGCATATCCGGCATCTCCGCTCTTCTTGACGTACCAGTGACAGTTAAATATGGCGGATGGATTCGGGATAACCCCCATGGTATCCCGAATGACGGGTCTGGGAAAGATGGCGTAAGTCCCATCCGGAACACCCGTAGGTACACCCTCCCAGTCGGCTTCAATCTTCGGAATCCTGCGGCGTATCACCGTAGAGACTGCCGGGTCCGATGTGCCCGGGGTTGATGCCGGAGTCCCGGAAGCCGCATAGGTGGCCTTGCAGACAATCGTGATGTCATCACCTATATAATTGCGGTCAATCTTATATACATTCTTGTTCAGTGATACAAACTCCCAGTCGTTGTCACCCGCTCCTGTGGTTATCGCCTCCAGCGCTCCCGTAGACAACAGACGGTACCAGAAGAACTTGCATTTGCCCGTAGCCGTCACGTCCGTGTCGCCTACCATCAGTTTAGCCGTGATGGTCTGTGCGGTGATGTCACGCACCGGGTTCCAGTCCAGCGTGGACGGGCTGTCTATCGTCAATACGGGGATCGCATCCGTACCGTCAACCGCGCGGACAAGACGGCTCATCTGAAAAGTAAACAGCTGTCCGGTACGTGTGTCGGCATATTCCGCGTAAAACTCCAGCGTGACGGGTTTTAGGACGGTGACATTTTTTTTCATTGTGATCTGTCCCTTGCTGTCACCGGACTCCGTAATGCTGTAGCCTGTGTTTGTCGATGTGATAAGTGTGCGTGTGGTTCCGATGCGCTCGTACCACTTCATGTTGGTCAGCCTGGAGTTGACCGCCCCGATTTTAGTCACCGCTTCCGGATCGGTGGCGTTGCACCGCGGAAACAGGACCAGCGGTGTCAGCGTATAGTCCGGAGTGTATTCAGCTTTGTCAGCCTGGTAGACCTGCATGTCCGGCACGCTGCCCACCACCTCGATGTTACAACTGGTTTGTAACAGCCGGTAGTTGATTTCTATTTTTCGTTGCTTTGTTGCCATTGTTCCTATTAATCATGATTTTTGTGAGGTAAAGGCAGACTCCGATAAGGCGTCTTATATACCTGTAATCGTCAATATATGCCCCAAGTATCGCTATGTAGCACACTTTAATTTGAGGCAAGACTCTCTTCTTGAAAATCCAATTGTACAAATTCTTTCACTGAATGTTCTATCCGAAGTGTTGCAGCACTCTTGGGGAGAACTTTCTTTTTGCACAAACCTTACTTTTTTTACTAATACTTTACCCATAATCTTATATTTTTAAAATGTTACAAAATTCTCCGCCACTTCAAACTGCTGCCCGTCACGCAATAACGCCTGTGCTTTAAACGTACACACCCGCATGTTGGTATAATTCGGTCCGAGATCATCTATCGTCAGAGGAAGATTTTTCCCGGCGCCGGCACGCTTCACCGCCCATGCGTTATCTTCTGATACATTCCCGGTATCACGCGTCCAGCTCACATCAGCGTCAAGTATATGATCTGTCACGTCACGGTTGTACAGCTTGCCGGTAATATATAGCGTTGTGGAAAAAGTCTCGATATCAAAATACCACCCCTTTGTGCTGCCGATCTCTATCGTAAATTCCGGGTTCCCTTCCAGCATCGCCCATCCGGCCGCCGCATATTGCGGTTCGTCGGCTGTTCCCGTCATCAGGCACTTCCATTTGCAGCCGTAGTGCCAAACCGTGTCCGCCCGCTCCTGCGTATTGGTGTAAGGATTGTCAGAGGACGCGACTTCGGCCGACCAAAAGCCACGGTCCACCAGTTCCTGTACGGGCAGTCCCTGCCAGTCCACCCGGTAAAGTTCACCGAAGATGCCGGCACGGGCGAATATGTACGAGTGCTTATAGTTGACGGGGAGATTGTCAAACAAATCCAAATTGGGCAAACGCCCCAATATCATGTAATAGTTGTTCTGTTCCAAGACAGGCTTCGTTACTCCTTCCAGCCAGACAAGACATTTATCCGTGGTGGCGGACAAATACCAGTAGCTTTGCCTGTCCTCATTGAAGGCGTTTCCTCTTCTGGTAATGATCGTCAACTCTGTGGGAGGATAGTTTTTACCGCCCGGCACCTCACTGTCCGGGTATGACAACACCGAGATGGAGTTGGCCGGGACATTCTTGGACAGCACGCGCATCCACGAGGCGTAATACTCCCCCGTTGAAAAGAGGTTGTTTACAATCCCGTACACTATATCACCCTCCTGGAATGCGGTGAAGTCATTCTCCCAGCGCTTGCGCAATTTCAGGGTATAAGTTCCGTCGCTCTCTAAAGCCACGGACTCAATGACTCCGTTCTCGGAATATGAGGTGTCGCCTTCCTGTGCGTTCAGACGGTTATAGATGATTTCCTTGAACACTGCGGAGCCGCGTACCTCAAGACGCTCGAACTGACCGCGCCCGTCAGGATAGATACCGGCACCTTTACCGGCAATCATGGAGTCGATGAACTTGCCGAACTTCAATAAGAAATTTGTTCCGTCCGCTTGATCCTTACGAAGGAACATTACTAAGGAGCGCAATGCGGAATACACGTTATGGTCTGTCGCAGGGGTGGAGTCGTGGCTTCCGATCACATACACACCGCTGCCACCATCGCCCGTATAGGTCTGTCCCTTTAGGGTAAGGCTCTCAACCTTTTCCTCCAGCTCCCCGATACGAGAATAGGCGGCGGTTTCCCCGACAGTATATATAGGGGAATCATAAGCTAAATCAAGATTGAATTCAAATCCGATAACCCTTGACTGCCTTCCGTTCTCGAAATAAGCCTTGTTGATAAGGTTGACCTTTTGACCGATGCTGTAGAGGTTGTGAATGCCATCCTCACGGTATGCGTCATTTGACATCATCGTGCAGCCATAGGTACTCGGGTCTATCTTGGATTTGGCAGCGTACTTTTCAGTCTTTTCCTTCAGCTCCTGCTCGGCGGCACCCACAAGCCCAAGTTCGGTTATTTTCGTGCTGTCCCAGCCGGAAAGCACATATTCATCTCCATCCTGGGGAAAGAGTACATCACCGGGAAGCGGTCTGCCATAGTCCTCATTCCTGACTATCTCCCAAAGCTGTGCCTCAGGGTTCCATCCGCCATCCTCCAATTTCTCCGGCTTTCCCTCAGGATTGAACTTCACGGCGAACTCCAAACCGTTGAGAAGCCCGGACGCGAAACGTATCCTCAGCTCCTGACCGGGGAGGATATATTTCTCGGAAAAGTTAACACCCGTGTCCCTAAAGCGGTAGGCATTCCATTTTTCCTCGGTGGTTGTACCGTCCTCATTCTCCACCTTGTCCGTCACTTCGATAGTGGTGACATCCGACATGATGCCCGTTCTTCGGGGATAGACTTCATCGAAGATAACCACCTGCTCGACGGCTTCCTCGGTAGTCATATCAGGATAAGCGTCAATGTAAGGAGTGCCTTCGGGAAGCATCAGCCTGCGCTGCACCACGCCGTTCACAACCACGGTCTCGTCAATGGGGCGGTAGTCTGCCGGTATGTTACGGGTGGAACCAAAAGCGTAGATACGGGTGGCATAGGTGGACTGGGATTCTGACTGTGACATTTCCTGCACGTTTTTCCCGATCTCGAAATCCACCGCGTCACCGGACTCACAACGCCCGAAATGGATGATGTTTTCAGTCACCCAACATTCGCAATCCCATTTCTTCGCCATCTCAAAACAAGCGTCAAGGATGTTGATGTTGTCGTAACTCATCAACTGGGACTTGTTTTCGACTGTGGAATCAATGGAGAAAACAAAATCTTGTCCTTTATACGCATAACCAAGAGCTTTCAGATTTCTAAGGACTATACCGACTTGTACGTCAAGCGGAGCGGTCAGGTTCCAGGACGCTTCCTGTCCGGCCGTCTCCGGGGTATATTTGAAGATTTTGTTTTTCCATTTCCAGTAGTAGGCGTCAAGTCTTAATTCGTAATCGTAGCCGGCGGTATTGGTGTTGAATGCGGGCTTCTGCAAGTCGCACACCTCGAACAATCCGAAGTTACATTCCACGTATGAGCCAAGTTTGAAATATATGGGATTCTCTAAGGAGAACTTTAACATGATGTAGTCCTCCTTCATCAGAGTGAACTTACGCTTGCAGCCTTCATTGATCAAAGTTGTAAGCTGGATAGCACCGGATATGTCTTTGATGTCGATTTGTTCCATGTCTTCAAAGTTCGGGGATAAAAAAAAGAGTGCCCAATTTTGAGCACTCACATACACGACAATAAAACCAATGTCGTGAATTAGCTTCTGTTTGCCGGATTGGGCTCGTTAAACTTGGCTGAAATTTTTCCAAAAGTTCGGTCTAAACTCTGTGCGTAAGCAACGCTTTTCCCAAGATAAATCAGATGATAAATCTCATTACTGTTAGCCGGAACTTGAATATCAACCACACCTTTATACAGCTCATCAAAGAAAGCTTTCTTCTTTGCTTGATAGTCAGACTGAGAATTACCCTCGATAGTGAACGAAAGAGTTATTTCCCTCTCATCGACTTTAGGATTATTGATTATTACCCGTTTCCCATGTTCAAGTCGGCTTTTGTTCTCAATAAAATCCTTCATGGGAGCGGATGCCCCAATAACATCAAGAAACCCCTCTCCCATTCTCACACCCCATGTTGTATAAGCGTTTTCGCCATTAATTAATAATTCATTCATAAACTATAATTTTGCTGTATTCTTTTTAACCTCTGCTATATCTCTTTGCATCTGTTGAATAGGTTTGACGATTGCCCCTGTATTTTCTGAAATCTGTACCAATTCAAGATAGGATTGCGCTATCAAATCCCGCGTATCATCAGCAATATTTCTTGTTTCCGTATTTATGGAAAGTAGAGCATCTGCTTTTACTGCTAGTAAATTAAGCGATTGAGATTGAATGATATTTTGATTCTTTATCTCTTCTCCTGCAATCTGCAATGCTGTAAACCTACCGTTCAACTCTTCGCCAGTATCTTGACTCATTACCTGAAAACCTTTGGATGAAGCTGACTGGGATGTTGATTCTTGCGAAATCTTGTCATATCCGGTTGCTGCGGCAAGCTCGTCACGGAGCTTCATGGCTTCGTCCACATAACCCATGTATTCATCCATCAGCTCCTTACGCTCATTATTGTCAAGCGTACCATCATCCTTCATGGCTTCACCGAATTTATCATACCATGTCCTCAGTTTGTCACTAAACTGTTCACCGATGGCATTTGACAGCATCGCCTGCATGAAATATTTGGATATGTCATTAGCAAAATCCTCCGCACTCTTCTCCATATCCATCAGACTGCTTATAAAACTGTCATACATGGAATCGAATGACATTCCGATCAGGCCCTCATAAAGACTGTCGGTCAGTTCTTCCAGTTTTCCTGCCTGCTCTATATAATCATCCAGCTTGTCGGTAACACGCTCACCGTAACCTCCCTTACCGGAAGATTCCATGATATCCCATAACCATACGTCCGACCGTAGAGCCTTCATCTGTTCGGGGGTCAGATTCCACAAGGAATCGGTGCCGGAGAAATCCTGCATGCCGGTAGCTTTTCTTGCGTGTTCCAGCATTTCATCCGTCCATTTCAGATAATGCTGCCAGCTGCCGTGGCTCTTATGATATCCGGCTTGCTCCTTTGCTATTTGCAGATAGTTTTTATTGACTTCCTCCTGATACTTTACAGCTTCCCTGTAAGATTCAACCGATTTCATTCCCTTGCTTGCCTTCATCTCGTCAGTCAGATCCTCGATGGCCGTTTGCAAAGTTTCATTCCTGTCCGTCAGCCTGTCTATCGTTTCCTGTACTTCCTTGGCGTTTCCACCTATTCCAAACAGGGAGTTGAAGCCTCCGAATGAGATTGCGTTCAGGATGTTTCCTATGCCGTTCCTCAATGACTTGCCGATTGTGACAAACAAATCCCCTGACAAGACATCACCGATAATTCCACTGACAGCGTTCAGAACAGCATCAAGCAGACCACCGACAAGATCACTTAATCCGTCTTTGAGTACGTCAATGATGGACAGAATCCATCCGACAATGGGAACCTCCTTAAGAGATTCTGACGTTTTTCCTATGACATCCTTGAATCCGTTCACGGTTTTGATAATTCCGCTATATGCGTTATACAATCCACCGGATGAAATCTGCTGCAAGCCTCCCAACAAATTTTCCATGCTTGCTTTCAGTCTGGTGGCGGTATCAGTCACATTACGCTGGGCCTGATTGGCGATATCAGTCTGTGTCTTCACATTGGCGGATGCAATGTCAGCATTCTGCCGTGCTGTTTCAAGAGCGTTTGCTGCGGCTTGTTTCTCACTTTCCGTTCCGCCCTTCTGCGCTTTGGTGTAATCATCCTGTGATTTCTTTAGTCTTTCCAAAGCAGCTGTTTCAATCCCTATGGCACTGATACGATTCTGTTCTGCTATTTGATAGGCTTTTACATCCTCTCCAAGTTTCTTGAAGTTGACTCCACTTGTACCACCCAAAGACTTTTCCATCTGGCTGATGGCGTCAATCAATGATTTCTGGCTTGCCTGATCGGAGTTCTTGAACTTGTCAGTCCGTACATATTTTTTCGCTTCGTCCAAGGCGGGCTTTATCATGTCGGAAAACATGGAACCAAACTCACCGAACACAGTAACCCAATCTATATTGGCTTTTATGGCTTCTGTTTCCTTGTTCTGTATGGCAACATCACGTTGTTTCTCCAGTAACTTTACTTGTGCACTATTAACACCGTTTTCTTCCTGTGCTTTCCTTATTTTTTCCGCATACTCTTGGGCGATAGCCAATTTCTGCTGCTGGAACGTGCCATATTCTTTCAAGTAGTCGTTCAAAGCCTGTTGTTCGGCTTTCAGCTGTCCTTCAGTTACATCGGAAATATCTTTATCTCTCATACTTTCGGCATTGGTATAAGCTTCTGAAATTTTCTGTGCCTGCTTGTCGGTCAGCTTACCGTTACCGGCTTTGCTCCATTCTTCCTCCTGTTTTCTTATCGCATCAATCTGTTTCTGATAATCAAGGTCAATCTGTTTCAACTTCTTTTCCGTGCCTTCTCTCATCAGGTTGATTTCATCCTGTTGGTTCTGACGGTGAAGTGAAAGAAGTTGTTCGGCTGTCTTTTTTTGTTCTTTTTTTTGCTTTTCAGCAGCTTTTTCCTGCTTGGTCAAAGAACTACCAGTAATACCGCCCAAATTTTTATAGGCTTTTTCAGTTGTTTCTACTCGTTTCTTAGCTTCTTCATACAGCTTTGAAGTAAACTTGGATTTATTCTTTTCTATTTCAGAAAGTTTCTTCTTAGCATCATCCCAGTCTTTCTTCGCTTTCTCATAATCCTGCTTGTAAGTAGTAGGGGATTTCTTTTTAGCCAACGCTCCATTAATTGAAGAAATAACACTTTCTAAATCTCCCCCTTTAACCATCATCCCGTTTACAACAAAACCATTGCGTTTGGATGCAGACGATTGAGCAAGTTTCAATTCCGTTTCAAGCTTCTCCTTAGAATAGTTTTTAAGATTGGATTTGTAAGCGGAAATATTATCATCGAACATGTCTTTCTGATACTTTTTTAAAAGTTCAGAGTTTTTCTCCATTTGCTCACGCACCTGTACGTATGACTGATTACCAGAAAACATTTTCCATATTTCTTTATCGGAATCAGACATATTCTTCCGTAAATCAGGATTATCAAATAGCTGCAAATATCTCCGTTGGTTAGTAATCGTTTGTTTTAGAGCATTATAATCATCTCTCCTGCCTTGAACAGAACGCCTTGAATCTTCTTCGTTTATTTTTTGCTTCAACTTTAAGATATCCTCCAACTTTAGCTTTTCAATATCGTATTGTTCGAAAATTTTAGGATATTCTTTACGAAGTTCTTCTAATGATTTTTGCCGAGTAAGAGTAGCCAAACTCTCATCACGAGCAGCCGTCAATAATTCTTCGATTTTCAGCTTGTGTTCCTGTTCTTTTTTAAATGCTGCATCTTTAATGCCGTTATATTCTTTTTGAGCACGGGCGGCAGCAGTTGTACTATCAGACATTGCCCACATTGTAGTAGCAAGCCCACCGATAACGACAGTTAAAGCTACATAAGGATTGGTAAGCATTGCAGCGTTTAAAGCTAACTGCGCTTTTCGTGCCAATAAACGGGCATTGGTAAGTCCAATCTCCACAAGAGTATGTTTACTTTCGGCAGCAGTAACAAGCATCACTGCGGTCCGGTATGTACCATAAGTAACCACTAATCCAGCCAAGATCTTACCTACTGTTTCATAATTCTGAATCAACGAAGTTGTCATTTGAATACCGTCCATGATAACACTTTCCGACTTTGTTCCCAATTCGTTAAACACGGAATCCAAAGCATCCTGCATCATAGACAACTGACCATTGATAGTCTTTGAGGCATTCTCAGACATATTATAGAACTTACCACCTGCGGAAGTTGCATCAATGAATGCCTGTTGAACCATTTCAGCGGAAACAGCACCTTTGGACATTTCATCTTTCAAAGTTGCGATAGATTTTCCGGTCTTTTCGGAGATAATCTGTAACGGGTTGAATCCAGCGTTTATCATTTGATTCAAATCCTGCCCCATAAGTTTACCCGCTGCTGACATCTGTGAAAATGCCAAAGTTAGCGAATTGAACTTACTGGATTCCCCCATAGAAATATCACTAATGGCTTTCAAGTATTTGATAGTGTCTTCTGCTTGTATGTTAAATCCAAGCATCATCTTTTCTGCTCCAACCATATCTGACATAGTAAGTGGAGAAATCTTAGCCAGCTCCTTGATTTGCGGAATCAGTTGTCCTGCCATATCCTTTCCAACCATAGTCTCAATAGCGGTCTGCATGGATTGAAATTCTCCACGAACACGAATCATTTCAGAACCTAATGCCTTTAATACTCCAGCACCACCAATAACCGCCAATGCTTTCTTCCAAGAAATAGCGATACCGTTGTTACTTTCTACGATTTCCTTAGCATTATCATTGTAAAAGGCGTATTCATCCCGAAGCTTCTTTACTGACAGACGTGCTTCTGCCTGTTGCTGGGTTAATCCAAATAAAGCTGCCTTTTCTTCATCAAGAGCTTTGCGGGCAGCATTGTATTCTTCTAACTTGCTATTTGCTGATAACGGATTCCTTTTCAATGCTATACGATAAGCATCCCCAAGTCGTTTTACATCCGCTTCAATATCCTTAACTACCGCTTTTTGAGCAAGAATCTTCTCTGTGAATCCATTCACGGCCTGGGAAGCATCGAAGATTTTCCTTTTGAATCCCGTTTCCATCTCCGCTCCAGCTTTGGCTGCATTAGTCACCAACTCATCCAATCTTTGGTTGGATGCAGCAAGTTGGGCATTCAAAGCCTTGAAAGCAGCAGGAGACTGCGTGCCATCCATGCTCATTAACTCCTGCTTTAATTTTGCAATTTCATTACGAAGTCTTACAACTTCTTCCCAGTCACTACCTATCTTAAAATATAATTTTGACATATCTATTTCTTTTTCCTACGATTAGCCAATTCCTTACCACTGATTCTATTCACCTTCTGACCACCATATACTGCGCGTAATTTATCCCGTTGCATCATCAGCAGATTCCGATAAGGGATAATCTCAAACACTTCTGTATAACTCAGATGCAGCGTGTCAATCAAATGGGCTATCTGCCCGAAGAACGTTGTGTTTCCTACTGTTTCGGTCTTGCTGCCAGCATCGACACGTTCCTCATCGAGCTGACACACTGAAAAGCCGAAATATCCATCATAGAGAAACAGACTTCCAAGGCATCTTTGACTTCTTCAAAAGTGCCGTTCTCCAATTCTTTGACCAAACTATCATTCCCGCAGATGAAGCATGAAATACCTTTCAGCATATCTTCAGTAGCTTCAGGAAGCTCTTTAATAGCTTCCATGACATTATCTCCAGTCATGCCGATATTGGAAAAATGATGAATGGCACGACAGATAATTTTAATTGTAGGAGGTTTAATGGTATAAACCATCCCTCCTATCTCCACATTCATGAAATCCAGCCCTAACAAAGCATCAGAAACCGTTTTTGCTGCTTGATTCATATTCTTAAACTAAAAGGGGGAATGGTATATATCCATCCCCCGGTTATCACTCTTGTGCTTTTACCAATGTTATCTCTTTTTTAAGAGTGGTATCAACTTCAGAAGGAGTGGTTTTAATATCTCCTGACTGAGTGACGTACCCCACTTTCGACACTTCATAGTGAACGGTAGCCCCAGCATTCACCTGCTTTGACTTGACCGTTGCACCGTCCAGCTTTACGGTCGCATCGGAAGGAGTAGGTACAATGGTTACTGTAGTTCATGCCTGCAAAGCTTTAATCTGCCCTTCTTCATAGTTATACTCAGAAGAAACACCTTCGATTCCCGGTTCCTGCACCAAGCCTTTTACAGCGATTGCAATTGCCTTATCCGTATTGGCTTCACGGGAAACAATACGGCATTTTGGGAAGATGAACCAGACATCATCATCGGTCAGACAGAACAATGCTTTGTTGATAATAACTTTATCCAAAGCACGCTTCCAACCTACATCTTTAGATGTTGCCTGAATAACATCGCCACCCATGAACGCTTTCTTGGTCTTCCAGTCATATTGTCCGATAGAGAAAGCGGGCGATACTTCTCCCGGCACATCATCGTAACGGTAATTCTTTCCCGTTAATTGGTTCTTGTACCCAGTGACGGAGGCTTCCGTTTCCTCAATCTGCCACGTTTCCCCGTGTACATTCAAAACCTCATCTTTCGCTTTGATAGCGGCTTGAATCAAAGTCTTTGCGATTTCGGGGGTAATGTCTGCCGTTACCTTATCAATATCGGCAAACAAGATTCTTTTTATTCCTACTGCTGAAATCATAATCTTATAGTTTTACATTTATTACTTCAAATAAAATTCTCACATTCACGTAATGGCATTTCAAAGCTGCATCCGCTTCCGCGCCAATTGATTCGATAGAGTAACGATAGGTTGTACCGTCATAGGTGCTTACTACATCATCAAGCAGCTTGTCAGCCTTTCTTTCAAGTTCGTTAAGCCGGATTGTGTTCGCTTCATTCTCGCTTAAATTGGGTACACATAGATTCACTTCTGCAAAAGATTTCTTCCAATACTTTCCCGGCTGTTGTTTCTTCGTATGGATAACGATTCTTTCAGAGGTCAATTCACCCGTCAGCGTTTCCCCGTCCGGCACTATGGCTATTCCGAAAGCCTTGCAATCCCGGTAGAGAATGTTTCCTATGTCGGTAGTTACTATCATTCCACAATCTCCCAATCTTCTGCAAATACATCACTGATAGACGGAACCCATGAATCAGCGCGTCCGGTATTCTCGTTGTAGATAAGACACTGGCTTGTATAGTCAATAAATCCCTTACCTTTCAGAATAAGGTCTTTTGCCGATTGGGGAAGCGATTGCATCTTAGGGATGATGTCGCTTTCGATATGAGCTGGCACTTGTTTGAATACCATCAAACCTTTACCGTTCCAACCACTTCTACGAACAGCCCCACCTTGTTTTAACACTTCGATAGCATCACCGAAACAGATAGGAGTTTCTTCCTTGACTTCTCGATATGATTCTTCAAACAGTTCTTTGGGTGACCAACTTTCATAGCCATATTCAGCACGAGTGTGATATCCAAGCTTGCAAGATTCATGCTCTCCTATTTCACTTTTTACCAAACCTTTACGGCAAGCTTCGCCTAATGTCATAGGTTCTGCTTCAATCTGTTTTGTGCTAATGTACTTTTTCATTTTTCAAATTCTTCTTTTAATCGTTTCTCCGCATGAAGAGCGGCACCACTTAAAACATCATACCCTTTAGATTCTACGAATGATACGTATTCCGCTTCATTTTTCAGAGTTAAACCGTCTTTATTGACATCGTAATCATTGGACGTTCTCAAAGTGAGTGTATGGTCTTGATAATCCCCATGTTCCTCTGCGTACTTCACGGCTTCATCGCCTACATCAATCATCTTCTTTTCGACCTCCCATTCTCCTTCATCGAAAAAGGAGTCGACATCTGAGAAATCGAAATCTACATCCATAATTCCGAATAGTTAAAGTAGTTTGTACTCTTTACCGTGTAGACTTCGCCTTGACCTCTTACGCCATCACCATCCATGCAACGTACTTCATCGCCTGCCTTAACAGTGATTCTCTTCTCGCACACCACATGATAATTCGGACGATACACAGAGCCGTTATCAGATGAAAACTCTTTGGTTGTGTTATCATCACAACGGCACTTACATACATCCTGCCAGTATTCACCACCTGTTCCGGGAATAGGTCTGCCAAACTCATCCTTATCCATCAGGGTGATAACTTTTACCTGCAATATGTGTGGAGCGAATATCATAAGAAAGTCACTTTAGGTTTGCTACTCAGTTCGTCTTTCAAACCGTACTGTTTACACAGAAATGAATAGTAATCCTTAATGCCTTGAATGTTCCAAGACATAGAAAAACCGCTTTCGCTGATGGAAGTGGCACGAAGCAATAGAGAGGGGATGAACTTCGCAATTGCCACCGACACCCGTGTTTGGCAATCCTCGTTCATCTCACCCCCTCCGCTTATCTTTGCGTTCAGACATATATCGAAAAGGTCAGCCTCCGACAAGTTAACGCCGAAGGTCTGAAACTTCTGTAATATATAATCGTTTACTGTCATGCGTTCATCTCACTCAAATCGAAGTTCACAATCAGGTTCGGGTTCGCAATCTGCGGAATCCATTCGGCTGTGTATTCCAGATAGCGACCATTGCCGTCCTTGTAACCTGAAATCAGCATATCGCCATCTGCCTGAGTGTAATTACGTCCCGGTACACCATCCACAGCTTCATAAGGAGTGTGGAAGCGCATATAACCGATTTTATCCTGCGGAAGCAGGGAAATACGACCATCTGCATAAATGGGGATATTCTTACCTGTTTGGTCTACCACATAATCTTCTTTGATTTCAATAGCCGGAAGTCCGATACCTGTAAAAATGGTAGAAGCCAGTTGCGAGGTGATAAGCCCGGTAGACATATACATTTCATTGCCTGTAAGCTGCATTTTGAACTTATCTCCAAATTCACTTGAACCGATAATATTCTTGATGAATGTGCCACGGCTCATAATCATCTTGGGGAATGTGCCGTAAATAGATTTCAGCTCATTCAGTTTCTGCTGCAAGTAAGTGACGAAATAGTCTTTATCCTCTGTGTCCGGCTTGATAAACTTAAACGGCAAGTCGATGTTCAATAAGTCAATTCCTCCGGCATTGTCGTCCTTGTTCTTCACGCTTGCTGCTCCAGTCATCAACAGAGAGCCTACGATAATGTCCATACGCTTGTGCGGTGCCAGCAATACCTGACGGTAATCGTCATAGATGAAGTCCACGATGTCACGCATGGCTGCTTTCTGGTCTTCCGGTTTGGCGGCATTATACTTATCTATCAAGTCCTGCAAGTCAGACAAACGGTCGATTGAGATTTGATAGCGGTCACCCAAATAGGCAATCTCACCATATCCGGAACCGATATTCCTGCGTTCACGGATAGGCTTTTCGCCATAACGGGAGTTGATGGAACCAGCCATCACGCCAGTAACCTGACCGATGTAGTCTTTAAATACACGAGTAGTAGTCCTACGGAAGCCCAAATACTGCTGCCAATAAATTGTGTCCTTTCTTGTCTTGAGGACACGCTGAATCACTGCATTTACAATGTTCGGGTCATTAAACAATGTATGAATAGTTAGCATCATATATTCGTCCTCCTTTCTTTATTTTGCCATTATACCTGCGTTTTTCAACGCTGTCAATAATCCGTTAAAGTTTTCTACCGACACCGTACCAGATGCATCATTCACTTTGGCTGCCTGCTTTACACCTCCAAGAGCAGAAGTCGTAGCTGCTGTTAAAGTATACTTGTTAGCTTGTGCTGCAACCCCATCCAATTTGGCTTTATCTTCCTTACTCATCAAACCGTCCTGACTAGAAGAAGCCTTAGGAATTGATACAGTGTCTTTTTCTTGTTTGACATCCTGAGCATTAAACTGGAAGTGCGGCATATTCGCCTTATCAATATCTGCGAAAGGCATTACCAGCTTGGTCGGTTCAATTTCAAACGCACGCATCAAAAGGGAAACCAATACTATGCCATCCTCTACCTGCTTCCTTTCATACAGAGCTGAATTTGCGATAACTTTGGGCGTTGTACCGTCTGCGGCTGTCGCTTCGTAAAGAACTGTTCCAGCTTCTAGATTTTCTCCAAAGTCTGCCGCTAACGTCAGCTTATCAAAAGCTTTGTCAGCCTTGTCAATAGCGTTGATTGTCGCTCCATGCGCACCGTTACCCAAGTGCATACCTTTGTAAGCCAAAGAACGTTTCTTGATTTTCAATGTGGTATTGGAGCCTGTCGTAAACTTCTCATATACTTCCACACGGATAGCCACTTGGGATGTTTTCTTCACCAAGTCAGCTGCAATCGGTGTGAATGAGGGCAAGTACGAGCCGACAACGAGGTTGGTTGTGTCCAACTTATACGGACCTCTGCGTCTGCGTCCGGTTTCTACGTCGTAGCGTTCTTCCTGCTCAACTTCCGGTTCAAGATTATACTTAAATCCTGCTGCCATAAAATCACTGTTTTTGTTGTTCTACAATTTCTTTAGTGTCGTCTGCAATCATTTTCGCAAACGCCTGAGTTTCATTCTCCAGTTCTTTTTTTGCTGTATCTGGAGGAACTACACCCTTAAAGCCGTCATTCGCAAACTCCTGCTTCAAGTCCTTGAAGTATGCGTCCAAGTCCTCATCGTCCTTAATGGCGCATCGTTTGGCGTAGTTTTCGGGAATACCATACTCCTTTGCCTTTGCCATAATCTGCTCCTGCCGGGTTGCTTGCGACTTTTCCGTTTCAAACTGAGCGAGCTTGTCAGAAAGCGGTTTAACGGCTGCACTCACTGCATTGGCAATGATGGTAGCCATATCATCCGGCTTGTCTTCCGCTTTGGTGGTTGTGGTAGTAGTGGTAGTCTCGACTGGCTTACCGTCTTTAAGGTTATGCTTCTTCTCGTAGTTCTGAACTGACTTGAAAGAAGCATCCCCGGCACGGAAATCACCATAATTTGTTAGCACGTCCGAAAAGCTAATTCCCTCCACAATGGTAGGTACTTGGCCTGCGTCCGTTACACCCTCTGCCTTTTTAGTGGCAATTCGGGCAAGAATAGCAGCATCCACCCCAGAAAACTTGGTTTGAAGGCCTGCTAAGATTTGTTCTAAGATTGTCATACCGTATGAATTTGATTTATAAATTTCTACGGTAAATTTCGGCATTAATAAGCTATGTGAGAAATTATCAGATAGGTGATACACGACAATGAAACGATTGTCGTAAAATGGTATAAAAAAGGCGTGAAACCGAATGAATCACGCCTAAATATTCTTCTTATGAACTAATCAGAAACCCAACATCGCGGCTGGAGGTATATTCAACACTCGACATAGCAACCTCGCAATTTTGAGGGTCGGTTCCGAACGTCCAGAAATATAGTCATTCACACGCGATGGACTTATTCCAATCTCACCAGCAAGTTGCTTTTGACTCATCCCTTTCTCTTCAAGAGATAGCTCTATCAATTCCGCAACAGTCGGTTTTTCTATCGGATAATGTTCTTTTTCGTATGCTATCACAATATCGGACATAACTGTAAGCTCCACCGCATTTTTATCGTTTGCAGGGGTATTATCATCAACCAATGGCAGAAGTTCCTCTACTCTTGCCAAAGCAAATTCATATTGTTCTTTACTAACTTTATTCATATCCTGTATCTTAAATGGTTGAACAATCTATTTTATCATATTCTTTATGGGTACACACTTTCCGAATAAAAATATAGCCCATTGTAAACTTTACAACTACTATCAGTCGATAATTGTTACCTCTAATATTGAATACATAGTGCTGGTTGCCTACATAATCAGCAGCAGGAAAATCTACTTTAATGTCTGATAGGTTCTTCCATTCAGCTTTTTCCGCTATATCATACCAACGTTCTAAAGCTATGCGTGAATCTTCATAGCCTTTCGTTTCGTAGAACTCTTTCAATTTCTTATGTGATACAATTCTCATATCTCATTTATTTGATGCAAAAATATGAATTAATTTTGAATTATAAAATTTTTCCAAGAAATATATTCTATAATATAGAATTTAGCAATAAAAAAAGCGGAACTAAATTAGCTCCGCTCAATAGTACTATAAAAACATGAAGTAATGAATTATCCCTTGAAGTTAGGAAACGCTGCATTACTATTCTTTGCCCCTTGTTCCTCCTTGATTTCTGCAAGTTCCTCTTCTACCCTATCAGCATTTCCGGCAAACATGATTCCCTCACGCGTTGACCAGATGCCACCACTGACAGCGGAAACGGCAGTAGTCACCTTATCATTCAAATCATCAATCATATATGGAACCAGTTCTGTTTCTATGTCAATGGTCTGCGATGCCTTGCTAAACTCGGTTGGATTGATAGAGCCTAAAGCGGAAACAATGAAATTTACTCTCCGCTGCAAGAACTCACCGATAACCTCACCGTGATTTTCTACCGCCATATGTGCACCCATGAACATAAAGCGGAAAGCGGTTCCTGATGCTTTGCCTACCCCCTTCAACGTCTCAAAGGATATTCTTGGAGTGTTTGACATATCATAAGCCATATTAGTGAGTGTTTCTGCTTCAAATTTTACGGTATCTGGCACCTGATTCCATGTTAAATATCGTGCACCAGCCCCCTCTCCTTCCAGTTTTACCATTCTATCCTTTGTCTTACCAGTGAACCCTATCACTTCACCAATTAATTCCAAAATGGGGAAAAAATGATAGTCGATACAATCAGCATAATTGGATAATAGTTTCTCCAACCGGACCCGGAAGGTCTTTATCTTCTTGCAATAAGGTTCAGGACGATAAGCATAGAGAACCGGTAGTTTTGGGAATCCATGAGCAAAAGGAGTTCTTTCTTCATATCCTTTAGACAAATCCCATTGATAAACCATTTTGTCCGTGATAGTCATAAAGCAGATGACCTCCGAATCATCCATGAGCTTCTTTTTATACTCACGTGAGAAAGCAATCATTTTACCTTCGTCGTTAAAGAACGGGTATAGCTTATCACCTCTGAATGGAGACCATAACACGCTTTTCAGTTTCTTGGTGGGCTTGACCTTGCCACCGAACGTAGTCTTAACTTTCTTCCAAAACTTTGCCCAAAACGAATCATCATCGGTAACATACCAATATTCTGCCGCTTCTTGTTCGGAGAGCCAGGCACGGACAATCTTCTTGTTTTGGTATTTGATTTTGTTGGATTTAAATACAGCCTTTACCGCATCCAGCAGCTTCTTTTCATCATCATCAGTCGGAGTGCAATCCATAGACGGTTCTGTGCCGACCGTGAAAGCTGTTTGAATGTTCACTATATCTTGTTCCAATGGAATGGAAATACGGTTCACCGGTTCAGTCTTATACTTTGCTTCGATTTCATAAGTCTTACCAGTTTTTTCATCGAATACTTTTTCGGATTCCTTATCAAGTACTTTTCTGTCCGGATACTTCTTTTTGTCAACCATGATTTCATGTCGTTCCGGATTCCAATCATCCCAAAGTTTGCAACGGTCGGGAAGTTCAGTCTTCCTACCTTTCTTCAGGTAGTTTATCTTCTGCCCGATGTCAGGCAATGCTAATATTTCTTCTAAATTCAATGGCATAGTTTATATTTTTAATGTGTGAATATTCCTGTTAAATCTTTCGGCTTCTGAATCTTGCCAAGAAGCTCACCCAATACATAGTAACGTACAGCATCTATTCCGTGATTGTCATGGTCTTCCGGTTCGTTGATATAGTTCCCGTCCTTATCCTTTGCCCAAACATACTTTCTGAACTCGCTTTGCAAGTTGTACGAGCGTTTGGTTATATAAATCTCCATATCTTTCATTTTGTCAATTCCGGCATTGATAGAGCCTGCACCTTTCTCTACGGCATATATCTTGATTCCTCCGTTGTGTATCTCTTGAATCAATCGAGGGTCAGCACTGTCAGCTATGACTTTCAATCCCCACGGGCGAAGAGTCTTGATGATGTCAGAAGAAAGCAATCCAGTACGGTAATCCACTTCATCCAAGTAAAGGGCGTTATCAACGATACCACAACGAATGGAAGCAGACGGGTCATGCGTATAACCGAAGTCTTGCCCGAAAGCAATTTTCTTTGCCCAAGCCGGGAACTCGTCAACAATTCCCCACTTCTTGAACACAGCACCTTCTGCAACGTCAGCCCACCGGCCGATAACCACATGAGCATACTTTTCAGGATTACTCACCTTCATATCTTCCACCTCTTTCAGGAACTCAGGAGAAAGGTTATCCAAGTTATCAAAATACGTAGTATGGATATGGAGCACATTCGGATGAGTGGAAATCTGAACCTGCACACCGTCAATCTCTACCAGCTTGTGAGTTTTCTCAATGTATTTCTTGTAGATGAAGTGATTGGAATCGCATGGGTTCATTATAATGATAATTCGGTTCTGAATACCCTTCTTGCGAATGGAGAGCATTATCTTGTCGAACTCATCTTCGCTTGTCCACTCTTCCGCTTCATCGCAGACAAAAGTCGTAATGCCTTGAATGGATTTCAGTTTTGCTGTCTGGTTTCCGGAAGAAGTCTTGATACCCCGAAACATGATACGGCTCTTAGTCATCTTATTGACTATGTCCGTCTTTGTGGTCTTGAAATATTTCGTGGTACCGTCCAAATCTATCTTCTCCATCATTTCGGGGATGATAGACATACCGGCAGAAACCATCGTGTAACGGGTGTAAAGAATCTGATGAACTATTTTCTCTACGGGAGTCATTTCAAAAGTCAACCGCTCAATAAAGGTAGAAGCATTGAAAGACTTTCCCGAACCACGCCCACCGGTAATAAGAATTATAAATTTTTCCTTATCCTCGTATAATGGATGGTAAATTTCTTGAGGTACTATCATTTCAGCTTGTCTTTAATCCAAGAATCAATGTTGATGCCATGCTCTATGTCTGTTGGAATATCAGCGTCTTCATCTTGTTTGCGCTCAATCTTTCTCCAATCTTCATCATGGTGGTACAGCCAAACGGACATTGCTTGCAAATTAGGAGCCAACTCGCTTTCGCTTACTTGTAATTCATCTTCGCCCGTCAAATTCCCTTCTGAATCACGGAGCTTTCTTACCACGGTGCTTTTGGTTTTTATGCCACCGAGAGCCATTGCAAGGAATTTAGCCCTTACAGTGGCATTGATTGTCGCGCGCCCACGCGCTAAGACTTCGGATATTTCGGTGTACTCACTTTTCTTTTCGCAGAATGTTTGAGGCAAAATCCCTATGGCATAAGCAATTTCCTTGTCAGTGAATCCCTTTTTGGCATACGATTCCACGAGAGAAAGAAATTCCTCGCTTGTATAATCAAACTTAGGCTTTCTTCCTCCTTTACCTTTTCTATTTTGAGATTCACTATTGCTCATATTACTTCTTTAATTTTCCACATTTCTCACATTGTTCATACCTGAACTCAGAGAACATCACACTACCTTTCCAAACATAATGATGAACACAAAACAGGTTTTGCTTTAGAACATTCCTTATCCAAAGTATAAAATCGCCAATCATAATTTTAACCGTTATTGTTACCCATATATACACGGCGAGAAATTGGCTTGTTTCCATAGACATCAACTCCTCTTTTTGAGAAATAGCTATCTATTTTCTCAGCATATCTTCCCATTATAGATTTCGTTCTATCCCTTATGTTTCTTTGTCTTGCAGAACCTAACCCGTATTGTCTTCCAGCGTTGTACATTATTCGTCTGGACTGCTGATATAACTGGCTATATGTTTTCTTTCTAACTCAGCTTTCCTCCCAATAATTAATCTATACTTTCTACTTGTTCATCAAAAACTTCTCCCTTTATAAACTTCATATCTGGTTCATACCCGAACCTTTCGCAGAAAGCGGCTTTAGCTTCATAGGTATCGAAGGACAACATCACATAGGCATCCATGTTCTCAGCTTGCTTCTGTGCGTTTTCTTTCACCTGATGCTTGACCTCTTTCATGTGGGCTACCTTTTCAGCACGTTCCAACTGTTTGGCGGCTTTATCGGCTTCTTTTTGTTCTGTTACAGGCGACATCATGCTTTCCAGTTCGTCAGCAATGGAGCTTTCTTCTTCGGTCTGCAAAAGAAAATCAACCCCAATCATATTCAAGTCGGCATCCGTCAATCCTGCATCTTTCCAGTCAATATCAGGAACAATACGGGCAAGAGCGTCAAAATCCCAAGAACCTTGTGCATTAGGGTTGTTCATTAGAATATTCAACTCCTTTTCCTGCTGTTCGTCCACGTCAATGACATCGACACGAATGCGATAGTCGTTATCGGGAAACTTTTGTAATTCGTCCATGACAGACAAACGCTGGTGTCCGCTGACTACGGTAAGCCCAGTACGCTTATTAACGACAATTCCACCGACCAATCCGAATTTCTTGATACCACGTTTTAGTGTCTTACGTGATTCATCAGAAAGTTTTCGGGGATTATAGTCTGCAAAGTGAATGGCAGAGCGGTTAAGTTCCACCGATTCACTCTTTATGTATTTTGATAATTCCATATTAGCCATTACTTAGACCGAAACCTCTCTGCCGAAGAGTATTCCTTTCGGCTCTTGCTATAAGATTATCACGAGATTGTTTTGCACGCCTGCTTGCAGCACTGCTACTCCATGTATTTTTTCTTCTCCAATTAGCTTCGCTCAATCTTTCTGCCTGAGCATATATCTGTTCTCTTGTCTTTCTTTTTCTGACTCAGCAATCCTCCTTATTAATTTTGTTGATTATGATACTCCCAAAGCACTCTTTCAGCCATCGGGAAAACTTCGTAAATTCTCTGTAAGTCCTGTGGGTAATTCTTCTCCATCCAAAGCATACAGTCAAGATTGAAACCGACACCCGAACTGGCTTTCAATGAATATCGAACTGGTTCGGGTAAATTGTGCTGCCTCATATAAGCAAGAATATCCTTTTGTGTCCAATCAGCCAAAGGATAAACCATACCGTTATTCTCGTAACCGTTTACCTCATACCCTTTCAACATAAGTCTACGATTCATACCATCAGCTTTTTTCATGCCCAAGAATGTATAATAAACTCCATGAGTAAGCTGCATAGCTTTTACCACATCTGCCAACTTTAACAGCTTTACTTTCGGATTTGGCACACAATACATACCGCCACGGAGAATATAAGTGAGATTCCAATGTGGTACTTGGACAAACTCTATCTTCGGATATTTGGCTTTAGTCCAGTTTATCCAACGGTTAATATGCTCCAAATTCTTGACAAAGTACATGAACACGCAAACAATCCGGTCAAACTTCGGATAGATTAAATCAAGCAGAACAAGCGAATCTTTACCAAGTGATAAAAACAGTAAAGCCTCATTCGATTTTACCCGAATGAGGTCTATATACCGGTTCGCTTGTTCTACCTTGTTCATGGTTAACCTCCAGACATACCCAATGACACACGTAAATCAGCATAACGTTGTCTACGTGAACCTAACTGTGTGGCACTAGCCGTACCTCTACGGTTGGCAACCAATCTACCGCCTGCACCTGCACCATTCATGTTTCTGCGCGGTCCGGCTACTCTGTTAATTCTTCTTGCGACTCAGCTTTCTAATTTTAAAAGTTAAACAAATCAATCTATATATTTCTCTAATATCTTGCCCAAAGTATAATCCATTTGTGCGGCAAGATATTCTTCGCCTTGATGTTCGTAAACAATATCATTACCGTTTTCATCTGTGAGAATTACTGCTTCTGCGTTCTTTACCTCTACAATGATATAAGGACGCTTGCCCGTATATGCACCTGTCAGAAGCTTGATTGCATCGTACTTGATAGGCTTCAATTCTACCTCACCTTCTTCAGGCAGTTCTGCATCAGCCGGATATTCTTTACCGCCACATAGGTAAGTGATATACTTCTTAGCGTTAGTTGGTCTGATTTCACGGTATTCGTGGGTTTTCTTGCCTGCCAAGATTTCATCGAAATACTTCTGTTTGATGCTTAATGTAAGAATGTTCATAATCGTGTCAAATTTAAATTAATACTCAATAGTTGCGGGGGGCTGAATCGAACAACCGACCTTCACCAAGTCAAAGTGAAAAGCTACCACTGCTACACCCCGCGATAGTACCCCAAAGGTACTACCACAACCAAAGATAACGAAATATCTTCAATCGTTATACACGACAATTGGCTTATTGTCGTGAACTAAGCCATTTATCCCGTCTTTCTCTACACGCCTCTAAGGTAGGCGCACAACAAGCAAAGAGTTCACCACTTTCAGTACGGTAGTCGTACTGGTACATTCTCACTCTCTTTCTGCCTAACTTCGTTGCGTAGGTAGTGTAATTCTCTTTGCCGGGCTGGCATACGCTGCAACCTCTTTCGTCGTTAATTGAGTTCATAATCATTTATCAATACTTACTTAGTAATTTGTAAAACATTCGCCTTTTCTCTATGTATTTAAGACCGTTTCGTCTAAGACCTCGCTTTGATTTTGATACAGTCATTTGGCAACCTGCAACGCCAACGTAGATGCAATTTAAATGATGCCTTTTAGCTTGTTTGAAAGCCCACCAAATCGCTTCACGGCAATATCTATAGCTATCATTTTGAACCCCCTCATAGCCTTTTCACATTATGAAATGTCCAATTTCATTTGCTTCTTCTTCTGAATAGCATATTGTGAAGATATTATTCATCCTTTCTTTGCTTTACTTGTTCAACCAAAAACTTTTTAAAATCATTCTTGTACTGGCTGTGAATGATTTTATACTGATGGGATAGGTTAGGCAATTGTTTGTAACCTTTGCTATACAAGAATTTGGCTACTAATTCAATCTTTTCACGGTTGCTGAAACCTCTGTCCTTACACATGTGAGTTATACAGACATTCGCCTTGCTGGTAGGCTTCTTTTCAACTGGTGGCATGTATTCATGTCTGTCATAAGCGTGCGTTCTTGGATAGCCAACCTCTTCACCTAAATATTCACCTGTGATGCAATCAAATTCACCACTAATTAAACTATCTGCTGTAGATACTAATTGAAAAGTGCGCTGTATTCTAATTGAAAAGAGCTCCATCCA